CTTTGTCCTGTGCTAATTCTGGAAATCTTTCTTCTGGAGCATCCCGCGTCAGGCCTTCACTATAGTTAGACTCTGTATAGTATTTTTTGAATTCCTCACGAGTCTTTTCAATACCCTCCCTTGCACTGCCAGTTAAAATAATGGAGTCCAAAAGAACATTCTTCATGTCTCTTTTAGCCTCCGCAGACATCTCATCAAAACTAGAATGGGCAAGAATCTTTGCGGCGATTGTATCTGTATCTTTACCAGCGTATTCTGAGCCAACAATAGTGCTGATTAAATCGTAACTGGCTTGAGTGTTTTGGATTCTATTAAGTGTTGAGCCAAAGCGTTCTGGCCCCTGGTCAAAAGCATTTTGCAGGTTTTGTAGCTTGCTAACTTCTTCAATTTCTAAACCCATACGAGAGTTAAACTGTGGTCTACCTCTGAAAGAAGTATCATTACGCAGTGCGGCAAAGGCAAACTGTAAAACTTGTATGTCCTTGTTGGGAGCTTCTCGGGTGTTAAGACTGTTTCCGCTTAAAATAAATCGAACATCACTAATTAACTGAGTGTCTAAAGAACCAGCTTGCTTGAGATAACCAACAACCTCTTCTCTGTTTTCTGGAGTAGCGTATCTGTTGTCTCCAGAAAGACCATTGGCTCGAAGAAAAGTATCTAGTTCTGCTGATGTAGCGGTTCCACCGCTAATTTTTCTACTAATCTCAAGTAAGGCTTTTTCTTCCTTGCGGTCATTTATAAGTTTAACTCTTACACTGCTCATGTGGGACTCAGCCGCACCGCGCGTTTGTTGGTCCATATCTTGATACAACTTAAACAGTTCTGGCTTTGCTTTTGCAATAGGACTTTTGGGGTCTAAAGCCATAAGGTCAATAATAACTCTATCTACCTGACTTTCGCTCAAGTTAACAAAGTTAGCAGTTACACTTTTTTCAAAAGCGGCCAACTTAAATCTACGGCGAAAATCATTAGAGCCAGCAACCGTTTGCCCGTAAAAGGCCATGCTGTCTTTTGCCATACCATCAATAATGCTAGAGGCTTCGGCAACTGTTGTGTCACCATTAGCAACTCTCATAGAAAGATCATTAACCATTTTTGCCTGAACATTAATTACGTTGTCCAGGTCAAGTTTAGACTCAAGGGTTGCTTTGTTTTGTTCCGCTTTAAGCGTGTATTGACTAGCAGTCTTATACCCCATCTCACCAAACTCATTGGCAAGAATAACATCTCCTTGATCCTCTAATACTTTTTGAGTTTGATAGATATAATTTGTTATATCAGCTTTGACTTGGCCAGGATTTTGAGGGTTTTTTATAAGTGCTCGTTGCGCAAAATCATCAATATCAATTTCGCTTTTTAACATATAGCGTTTATCTAAAATTTCTTTTGCATCTGCACGACCAGCACTACCAACCCAAACATCTTCTGGCATTTTAGCTGGAATCAATGTGCCATTTTCATCACGAGCATCTAAGGGCGCACCAAGAGCATACTCTCTAGCTTTTTTCTGCCCTAACTGGGCGGCAATCTTTAATCCGCTTTGGCTGATATTAAAAAAAGCATTGGCTTGAGCCTGATACACGTCTGTTTTATTTTCACGAGTATTTACAACACCAATTCTTTTATTAGTGAAAGATTGACCTGCGCGAGTTCTTTTAATTTCTACCATTACTTTACCTATGCTATTGCTGCCGCAGTTATAGCGGTGCTAAGAAGACTTCCATAAGTTTGAGCCTTAATTGACTTTGCTTGCGCTCTGCCACGAGCGCGAACCGCACTAGCTTCTTTGTAAAGATTAGCTACTTCCTGCTCCTCTTGTGTGCGTATGCGATCGACATCACGTCCATATAGTGTCGCCTCACGCCTACGAAGTGCCTCGATGCTTCGATCACTGCGCCCCATGTAAGCGGCGGCGGCTCTATTCTGAGAGGCAGTTTGAGCATACTGCTCTGTTCGATTGAGGTGCTGTTGTGTCGCAATCTCCCTTACTTGGAAACGCTGAAGCTCAATTTCGCGAGCCTGACGAGCGGCCTCGCGTTGTGCGGCTCTTTTAGCTTTTTTGCCAGAACTAAATCCAGCTATTCCAGATATTGCCGATAGTCCCAGTGCTATTGTTGTTGGTTCCATTAGAATGTTACCTCAATTATCATACCATTAATCTGCAAGTCGAATGGAACAGACTGCGTAACGGTAACAGTAGGGTCACGCCCAATTCCAATCAACCTAAATTCTTTTCTACCTGTAAACTTATTTCTATCAAGAGAAAAATCATCAGTAGTATTTCTAATAATCATGTCCTTGCCATTCACTGCGGCAGACAATGTGTCCTCAAGATCAAGAGTAACCATATCAATTTTACGAGGGCCAGCAGTAAGCGGCCCACCAGAGGTTAATACGTCGATAGGCATTGTTTCCAAGATGGGATTAAACTGATAGCCAATATAAGCAGTAGTAACATCCTTAACAGAAGATACGTCTACCTGACCGCCAGACACAGTAAACTCACCCAAGTAGTCTGTGCCACTAACTACTTTAACAAGAGCACCATCGCTAAACTGAGAACTAACAGTGAAGACACCAGCAGTCCCAGTAAACTCACCACAAAAATCCATTGGCATTTCAGTATTAAACTTTTCAAGGAAGTAAGCATCTGTGCCATTTCCATCGTCTCGAACTGTGATTGCATACACATTACGGTCTACAGAGCAAATACTATGGAACTTGCCAGGTGTGTCCCACAGCATCCATCCTGCTCTTTGATCGCCGCGAGAGGAGTAGAAAATAGAAATGGTATTGTCATCATTGACCATAAAGCAATAAGACTCAGCCCGATCAAAACCACCCTTAATGCTTGCAGACTGAATGGGGTTACGCATCAAATGCTGTGCCGTGACGGAGACATTCTCAGTATTGTAGGCTTGCTCTACCTCACTATACACATAAGAACCCAACATCTTGCCAGAGACTTGCGTGTAGAGCGTTGCGCCATCAAATGGCTGGGGACGCATAGGAGAGCACCCAAATGGCGTCTGACGCTTTACTATGGCGTTTGCAGGGGTAACTGGACGGTCAGTAAAGGCAGGGATAAACGATTCGGAGCTTGCAGAAAAGATTTGCAGGTCACGATTAACTACTAGGTGCAAGATTTGAGAGTATTCACCAAAGTTTGAGTTCAGGTCAATAGCATCATCATCGCTACCATCCCCCACATCAAAGTTAAAGAATGTATTGGATTGGGAGGCCCAGATATGTCCAGGTTGTGACGTTGTTCCAGCAAACCACAAACGACCCTCGTGGAATGTAACTGCGCCAGGATAACCGCGAACAGTGGAATAAGACTGCTCATACCATTCAGGGGTTGGGGCTGTGGAAGAAATCTCTACAGAGCCACCGCCAATAGCAGAAGAGGATGCGTTAGAACCAGCAGTATATTCAAATGTATTTAGATCAATAACACGAGCTACTGTTTTGGTTCCTTCCAAATGAGTCGCGTTAAGCCCACCCAAAGCACCCACACGATCAATGTCAAAAGAGTCACCAACAGCCAAGCCATGGAGAGCCATAGTAACTTGAACAATATCAGTGCCATCAAACACTTCAATAGAATCTGGTAACAGCCTCCGAAGAATTGTTCCAGTAATATCCACAGTAACTTGAGTTGCACTAACATAGGTTTTAATCTCACATGGTGTATTGCCAATCAAAAGATATGAGCCAACATGATCGCTAACAAAATAATCCGCACTAGATGTAACGGTAACTCCCGTTCCAGTAACAGCAGACGGGGTTAGGGTTACACCAGAGGCTTGAAACTTAAAGTATGGGTGCGTTGGTGTATTGTCATTACCATTATCATCAAATGTAAAAACTTCAGACGTAAAGGTTTTAAGACCAGTTCTGCGTAATACGCGCGTTGGGATAGTTGGATGACAGATAATGGTTACGTCCCCAGATGAGGCAAGGGTAAGGCTAGGGATAGTAGAAGTTGTCCAGGGGCAGTCAGTTGCTCCACTAAAAGTGACGGGAGTTGTATCAACCTCTCCAGTGGTGGGGTTAATAAAGAATATATCTAGCGCATTGTTCTTAAAACACAGGATATATTCCTCATCGTCAGAAAAGGTAAATGGCTCTGCTCGAATCTCAAGACGATTGGCAGTGTCCACACTATCAGAGAACTTATAGATAAATTCTCCACCAGGACGTTTCTTTACGCCACCCTCATTGATGATAATAAAGTTACGCACCTTTTGACCGCCAGCCTGATAGACTGCGGCATCAACGCGAGAGGTAAATGATGGGCTTAGTTCACCGTATTGAAAGCTGTGAAGCGGTATCTTTATTTTAGCCATTATGACCGCCTTTCGTTAATGAACCTCGATGTCGTTAGTTTGCGTGTAGTGTTTTGCTGGCTGTCCAGATTACGCGCCTTTGCCATCAAGATAGACTTCTTCTGCTCCATGATGGAGGTCAGAGATTCATTTCGAGCAATAGAACTAGCAAAGATGGCCGCTAGGCTATACTCGACGGCAAGCGTAAAGTAGGAAGGCCAGTTGATTTCTTCAGCGCGGAATATAAAGTCTGCAATGACTTCCTCATTCTCGCTGGCATCACAAAAGACTTTGTCGCCGTATACCGTGTAATTGATTGGCTGGTCTGCGATAGTGACTGCGTTCAGCATAAGCGTCCCTGATGGAAGCTGGTATGCGGCGTCAAAACGGCCAGTAGGTTCTTCGGATAGTCGGGCAAGCTGGGCTTGCTCAGTGGCGAAACGCCAGCGTGTATCGCACAGACTTGCTTGCGCCACGTCTTCATACATATTTACAGCAACAAGGGCTTCAGTTGTATTGTCTTCAAAAGAAGTAATAGGCTCTGCCCCAATGAGGATCAAAGCCCGTGAACAAATGTCGATTGCACTATTAGCTACTGTGGATGCCATGTCGCCTCGCTATTGGTAGTAATGAGGGGCAGGACGAACCTGCCCCTCCAAACACTAGACTTAGTTGTTGTCCAGAAGTTCGTAGATACCATTGCTGTCGATAGCAATAGAACCCATGCTCATGTGAGCAGTTACCAAGTGAGCCACTTTCTGTGGAACGTAGTTCACTTCGGTAGCGACATCTGAACCAACAGCCAGACCAACAGCAGAGCTGTGGTAGGCAAAGTTCTTGCCACCAGCAACAGCAGACGTTGAGAAGATCTTGAAGCCCAAGAACTCTTTCATTGTCATGCCGCCAGCGAATGGCAGGTTTTGGTCGCCAACGTAATCGCTTGATGCGAACTCGTTGATGCTGAACAAGTCGGCATAACCAGCAGGTGACATAGCGATGTAACGCTGTCCGTCTTCTGGAATGTCGGCTGAACCAAACAACTCGAAAGTTGTCAGCAGGTCGCCTTTAACCAAAGCACCTGTGGCATCAGCAACTTGTGTTGCGTTTGCACCAGCGTCCATAGCGGCGACGATCAGTTCGTCGGTTTTACGGCCAAGTGCGTAGGCGGCTGACTGAGCAACAGACTGACGCTCGTCGATGTTGATTTTCAACTCGTCCAGCTTGTCGATATACTCAGGTGCATAGTGATCGGTCAGTGTGGCAGTTACGTTGGTGTGTGCCAACTCCATGCCAGTAACGTCACCGTTGCGTGTTTTGGTATTGGCAGTGCCTTTACCGATGATTTGGAATTTTGCAGTAGAGCCAGTTACATTGCTTGCTTGGCGAACAGTGTTGCGGAGTTTCGAACCCATACGCTGATAAGCAAGGTGAACCTCAGACTCGAACTGCGTGATAAAGGCTTGGTCGATTGTATTAGCCATTTTCAATAGTCCTTATAAAAGAAGTTTACATTAATGTCAGGAATGGTTGTCCGAGCATCGCATCATCTGGTTATCCCTATACGGGGCCATCCGCTATCAACGGGCCGCTAACAGAATGATAATGCCTGAAGTGTGCCCTTTTTGCAACAGAAAAAGGGAACGCCCGTGTGGACGCTCCCTCTACGCTTCTGGGGGTAGCGTATTATTTATAGAGTTTAGCAAACCCTTCATCGACTTGCTTAACAAACTCAGCGTCACGCTGGACGTTATTCCAATATCGAGGGTCTTTCATCATAGACTCAAGCTCCCCTTTGGATAGGCCAGTAGTTGCTGTCTCTTCACTAGAAACAGACTGACCTTGCATTTCACCCATAAGAAACTCAAGAAGCTGTATACCTTCGGCGGTCTCACCAAGGCGAATAACTTCGTCACTAAAATCTTCTGGCACAGTTTTCTTTGCCCATAATGCAACAGCCTCAATACGAGCCTCTGCGTTATCACCTAGCTTGGCGGCCTCTGCCTCAAGATCTGGGCCTTCACCAATAAACTGAGACAGACCTTGCTCAAATTCCTCTTGGCTCATACCTTTTTCCCAAGCCAGCTTTGACCACCAATCAATGTTTGGATCG